GAAGAAGCGGGAGTATTACCCAAATTCTCGTCAATCAAAGACTGATAGCAGACGCTGCTCGAAACAACATAGGCCCCGATTGTGTAAGCGGTAGAAGAACTATATGCCGCAAACGAGATCACGAGATTGATGCTACCGCTCGTACCATTCGGAGTAACCTGAGCACCATTCGCCACGTAGGGAAGATACGGCCCGTCAATAAATTGTGCCGGCGTCAAAGAGAACTGAGCTGCTTGCGTCGAAGATGGTTCGACAGTGACGGCCAGAACTTGCGGCGGATAGTTGGCGTGCAACAACGTCCCGAACTGGGTTTGTCCATCTCCCTGCACCATCTGCACACTGGCCCAGGAACCGCCGATATATGGCGTCACCACTTGCTGGATGGCATTGAGATTGCCAGTACCGAAGGTCTGGAGAGCAGAGCCAGCGATAGCCGCCCCGGTCATAGCATCGTAGAGCTTGAATTCAGTGGTCGTGTGCATCGCCACTTGCTGGACTGTGAACTGGCGATTGAGAAGCAGCGGATCGATAGCACTGAGGCTGCTGAACTTGACTGGTGTTCCGTTCGCGATGGTCGCTGCGGAGCTGAGCGTAACGACAGCAGGAGTGGCCGACGAGATGCTGGAGATTGCCAGCCCAGTCAGACCTTCAGTGAAAGTGAGCTGTCCGCTCTGATAGAAGCGAAGCAGACCATCGGTGAATTCGAGCGTACAGGGGGCATTCTCCTGAAAAGCATACTCGATAGTGCGAGACGCCGTGCCATTTGCTGTCGCGTCACCAATCACAAACCCCGGCCGGCGCGTCCAGGCACCTTTCTCCAACGGCAATCCATTGAGGCAGACATTCATAGCCGTCCGGTATTCCGGCAGCTCGATCCGTCCCTGCGCCGTCTGTGACCATTCCCCGCCGAGGAAGCTGGATTGGACAAATGAGAAATTGATGGCCATCTCACAACCTCGTTGTGATCCAGTCGTCTTCTGGCTGCGTCTCTGGCCCGATCTCGATTGCGTTCACCATCCTGGCTTCACCCATGCTCTCAGCATAGGCTTGCCGACAGGAGCCTCGCTTCTCAGTAGATTGAGTAATGCGCTCGCAAGTGACATAGGCCATGCGCGCGGCCAAGCCCTCACAGAACATATCGTCCATGTCGATAACCTTCGTGATGTCAGCCACGAAGCGGAACACAATAGGTCCAGGGTCCATCGATGTGAAAAAGTTACTCTGGAAATACCAGTCAGTCGGCATCCGACCGGTTGGTGCTCCAAGGATCGAGACATCGCCAGCGCGCGGGTCCTGATTGGCCATTTTGAGATAGCCAGACGGTAGGCGGAACACATTGCGTGAGAAGGTTTCAGTTGAGGGTCCCGAACCAATTGGATAAGAGAACACCACCGTCTTCAGAGTGCAACCAATTGGAAGCCATTGCAAATCATAGGGATTAGGATTACTTACCAATCCCCATGCAGCCGGAACGCCAGCGTTTGACCAATAAGTAGCATTAGCCCCGCCGGCGGGATTGATATTCAAGCTATTTTGCAAGGCAGTATAAACAATTCCATCCGAACCAGCTACCGTATTATTGGTTACATAGGAAGTAGTTGCATTCCACGGTGCCGGGGCATTCGTAGGAGTATTACCTTTATTCAATTCAATCAAACTAATATAAGTGCTGCCACTATATTTAACTAGCTGATCGATAGAATAAATGTTTGCTGCGTTATAAGTTTGTCCAACATTTGGAACATCTGAATTATTGTTGGCCAGAGAGATGTAAATCCCGTAGAGAGGTTGCTCGCTGGTGCCGTTCGGAAACGGCAGATAGACGAGATCACCGGCATAGTAGGCCGTTGCCCCAGTCGTGTCATAGGGTTGAACATCGAGAGGACCAAAATAGGCTTCCCAAGAATTGTTGTTACCCCCAGGAGTGTTGCCAACATTGTTCTCTACCATTGAGAACCAATTCATGCCGTTCGTATCCTGTACAATGGCGCCTGGATAATAGGTCTCGGCCGAATTGTAGGGTAGTGGCGTCAGCTCCATCGTCGGGAGAACAGCACCAGCACCAGCCGCGGTAGCAGGTACAAAAGAGTTGCGAGCGCGCAGCACCGTCTGCTTGATGGCGAACCGCCATTGATTGCGCCGCAATTCCGCACGGCGCAATTTGTCGTAAGCAAAGCTCAATTCAGCATTGGCAACACTATCCTCGGTGACACTAAGTATCTTCGTTGTGCCGAGGAGTTGGCAACTCTGATTGGCAATGTCGAGACTGTCAAGAAACGGCATCTGGTTTAGCCTCTATAACAGGAGGTGACGGAACTTTACTCGCTTGTTGTGCCTGAGCAATTTTTGTGGCTAAATGCACAACAGCCTGTGCGACTTGTAAACCCCCCGCCTTGCACGCCATATCCAAGAGCTGTTGTAACACCGTTGCTTCTTGCTCGTCCAAATTCAAAACAATCATCATATCCTCCATCAGTTAGAGTAGATTTTGTATAGCAAAATCAGGTCATTTAGTCAAGGGCGGTAGCTTAGCTCCTGTGTCATAGAGGATAGCCGCAGAAGCTCGAAGAAGAGTGAGTGCCGTAGAGACACTTCGAGTTTGATAGAGCGTAGCCGCAGCATTACGAAGAACTGTCGGAATAGGAGGAATAGGTGATTGAGAGCCTCCGATCTGGCCTAGAGCTAATTCTCCAAGATTGCCTTGTCCGAGCATCACACTGCCACCCAAGCTGAACCATTCCATGTCACGAGAGCGTAAGCACTGCCGCCACCCGCGCCGATTAGAATATTGCTCGTAGCATCTGATACTAGCGCCACAGAACCCGTCACACGACCTGTTGAGGGCAATGTAGTGACAGTATAAACGGTCAAATTATTAAACGGAGTGGTAACAGGGCTCGCGAAGGAGACTATCCCGGAACCATTCTGCTGAATGGCGTAAGCGCCGCTCGCCGTCTGGCTGTCGATCAATAGAGCGATTGGCGGATTTGTCAGTGTATTGGTGCCGGCGCCGGAAGGATTTTGATTTTGCAACTCGATGCCAATTAAGTTTGTCCAGGTGGAAGTGTCTCCAGTCACGGCCCCCGTGGGTTGAGCAATAACTATTCCCCATGCGCTAGTGACCGTGCCACCATGAGTATGTTGGACGCTGATTCTAGAGCCGTACATGCTGCCGACATTGCCGCCGCCTATATTCGCAGCCGTGTCGTTCACGCCGTAGAGATTCGTTACCGTTCCGCTCCCGGCGTTTTGCGCGAAATAAGCGGCCCCGATTAAGTTGGTAACGGTTCCCGTGGAAGAGTTCTTGGCGATGAACTCTGCGGCCTGGATGGTCGCGTGGTTTGTCGAGTTGCCCGAAGGAGCGGTGACAACATCGAACAAGCCGTAGGCGCTGCCGGCGGCGATAGAGTTGTTGTATTGCAGGTCAATGACCTGTCCTTCGATGAACGGCGTAACACCGAGGCTCGTTACGATCCTTTGGATGTTAACCAGAGCATTATCTGAAATGCTGTCGCCGTCCGTGATCGTCCCCGCCGCATTCGCTCCCTGAAAAAACACTTGCCCGGCGCCGACGTTAAGCGCCCAAGGGTTTGTGATGGTGACCGAACCACCCGCGAGCGGAGCATTGTCGATATAAAGCGTAGACGCGTTACTGATCGTGACCGACGAACTGTCCGTGATTGTCGGCTGATATAGCGATGTTTTGTTAAACCCTTTTGCCGTCGTGATGTTCGTCGTACCAGTAACCGTTGTGGTTTCCGGTGCGATATTAATGTCATCAAGCGTTGCACTAGCACCGGAAGCAATAGTCCGAGCCGCAGTAGAGGTAAATTGGCCAGAGGCACCAGTAACTGTAAGAACTCCAGAAGCTGACAGAGTAGCATTGCCAGATATCGTTTTGGATAACCAGTCTGATCCCGATCCCTGATCGACAATTATATTGCCAGCCGTTGCAGCGGTAATCAAACCAAACGCGGCGCTACCTTCAGCCTGAAAAATACTATGAGCGGTTGGTTGAAACAAACCTGAGCCGCCAAAAGTGGGGTTGAGTACCGGCGTCAAATTACCAAATGCAACATTTATTGCGCATCGCTGTGTGGCTACGTTTGAATTATTAGCATCAGTGTAATTCCCAGGGAAAATTAAATTGCGCAGAGACAATGCGCCCGATGGAGAAGTTACCAATGGGGCATAATCAACATAAAAAGCAGGAGTTGTACTGCCAGTCACGAGGAAATTTTCAATGGAAATCCCGATTGCTGTCTCTCCACTCCAGGGTTGATCATCCACGGTAAACAGATCAATCAGATGTCCGGCCGAATTTGCCACCCCAGAAATTATTCCAGTGATCACAATATTCTCAAATAAAGTTCCGAGTTCAGACGTGGTGGATTTTGCAAATTGAACGGTAGGGACCGTACCGCTATCGCCACTCTCATCAACATCAAGATTGATGCGGATATTGCGTAATATAGTATTTGTTGAGGTGTTCCAAGCCGAACTCAATCCCATTGTGATATGAGAAGCAGAATTTGAGCCAGCGGTACGAGCGAGTGCTTTATAATTCAGAATTATATTCTCGTTAACCCCGCTATTTTGATCGGCCGTTATGAGAACATCGTTTGCCCTACAGTTCTGAGAAACTACCGATATATCCGCATTGACAACGCCATGCAGAAAAACAGATCGATCTGCGTTCAATGTGGATAATCCCCGAACAAAAATGCCAGAACAGGGGCCGGAGGTGGGGTTTCCTGCTCCGTCCGAAAACACCACCCCGTATAATGAATTAACACATTGGACATTCTCAACAACAACCCCAACCGTAGTTGCGCATTCAATTGGGCCTTGGCATCCGGTAATCACAGAATTAGTGAGAGAAATGACAGCACAACCGTCCGCCGCTGCTATCAGAAGTGTCCCATATGGAGTAGAAGACCCGACAGTAACGCCGTTGGTTTGAGTGACATTAACGCCATCGACCCAAACATTCGTTGATCCTATCAAATTGATGAGAGTAAGATTATCGGAAGTCGAGAAGGTATGACCGACAACTAAAGTTGCTCCGGTTCCAAAAATTCGAATATTGGAACAGGAGTTGAAATTAAGCAACGGGGATGAAATAGACTGGCCAGAATTGTAAACATTGTAGGAAAACCCTGGGACGAATTCAATTACTGCATTCCCGCTGTTTGCAGCAATAGCCGTGGCCATCGCCTGAAATGCAGTTGTCCAATCAGTAGTGCCTGCGGGAGCAAAATCTTCAGGGCGATAGACAGCAGGAACAAAGTCAAACGCCGAGGCGGTTATAAAAACCTGGGCTTGCCCCGAAAGATTGATAGCCGCATTTGCATTTGTTGAAGAATGAGGATTGCGGGTGAGTGTAGTTCCCGACGCAGTGTAAGTCCCATAACCGATCTCCGATCCGCCAGCAATCGGATCGTAAATAGCATATCGAACAGTGTCGCCGTCTTGAACTCCAGCAGCAGAAAAGGCAAGATAAGGCGGAACCGCGACACCAAGCGTAATTGTGCCGGTGCCGACCGTCTGCGTCGTCATCCTCGCCAGATCGTAGAGCTTAACAACGGTCATCTACGCCCCTTAGATGGGGACAGATTGGACAATCGCATACGTCCCGGAATTCGTCGTCTGCGTTATCTGATACGTCCCAGGAGGCAACCAGCCAAGACTTTGCCCATTCGCACTGAGGGTCAATGCGGTACTCAGGAGTGTCGAGCCATCCGGCCCTACCATTTGCACTGTGATCGAACCTGCGGCCCCACCAGCCTGATCTGTGGCCGGCGACCAAGTATTCCCGGCTGTCGTCGTGCTCACCGCGTATGAGTTGCCGGCTGTGCCGACTGCCTGTGCAGTCGAAGTCAAAGTCGTAGCCGTGACTGTCGCTGAGACTTCCGCATTGGCAGTCGTAGTGTAATAATTGACACCCGCCGTACCAGAGCCATTGATACACGCTGCCAAGTTTGACAGAGCCAGAACAATCTTCGCCGCAGTCGTACCCGAAGCCGGCAGCGTCACATCATATGCCTGGGCCAGATTGCCGACAAGCTCGAAGCGGTACGCATGACCCCCGACAGTGACCGTATCGCCAGCGGCCGGCAAGTTGGCCATTGTGAGTGTGCTAGTCGAATAGGTGCCCCAGTTGCCCGAGGCTGTCAGAACGTAGTAGCCACCTTCGAGCTGGAATTGCCCCGAGCTGGCGGAGCCGAGGTTGAACGCATTCTGCCAGCCACCTTGGGCTGACCGAATAAGCGGTTGAGCTTCTGTGACGTTCATGGCGCCCTCTTAGATCGGAACGGATTGGACGACCGCGTAAACCGCCGTCGAAGTTGTGACAGTAATCTGATAAGTGCCGGGCGGGAGATAACCACCGACTTGCCCATTCGCTGTCAGCGTCAAAGCAGTGCTGATCAATGTTGAACCATCTGGCCCTACGATCTGGAGAGTGACGCTGCCGCCACCCCAAGTCGCGGAAGCAGAAAGGATGTAGTAACCACCTTCGAGCTGGAACTGACCGGAGCTGGAGGAGCTGAGATGGAAGGCGTTTTGCCACCCGCCCTGCGCTGTTCGCGTCAGCGGTTGGGCTTCGGTGACATTCATGACTTACATCTCCATTTCTGTCGTGAAGATGTCGTTGGCCTCCAAGACACGGAGGATGTTCTTCAGGGCAATGATAGCATCGATCCGGCGCAGGACATTGCTGTTGGCATCGAGCGCTGGGAAATAGAAATAGAAATCCGTGGAGGGCACCGAAGATTGGATCGTGAAATCGGAACTATCCGTGCCGCCGCCAAGGGGCTCGTGATTGATACCAATGTAGGTATTTGCATTCGACATGCTGATCTCCTATGAGAAATGGGGAGGGCTGCGAACCCTCCCCTACGCCTTACACGTCCGTATAGGAAACCTTGGCGTACATATTGTAAGCCGCCGCAGGCTGCGTATTGTAAGCGTGCGTGACCACAACGAAGATGTCGAAGTAGCCGAGGTTCTCCATCGCATAGCCGCGGCCATCGAGGAAATTGAACAGCTCGACCAACGGGGTCTGGGTCAGGTTCAGCATCGTCAGGCCGGAATAGGTAGCGGCCTGGACAGCACCGAACGTGATGTCGCCCTGCGGGAAAGCGCCGGTCGTGGTGTTCGCCGTGACCGTACCGAAGATGTAGTTGCCGGCCGCGGTGCCAGTCGGGAAGCCTGTCGCCAGCGTGCCAGCAGTCGTACCAGTGCCGGGAGTTGTCGGAAGGATCGGCCACTGGTTCTGATAGGCAACTGGAGTACCGTCGATAGTGCTGTCCGAGAAGACAACACCGACACCGAAAGTGAGAGCCGTCGAGGAAGTGCCACCGTCAACCAGCGACACATCGGTAAACAACTCAACTTTCTTGACCTTGGCATTCGTCGGAAAGCGGCACAAGCGATAGCCGTGACCGGCAGTGCCACCGCCAGTTTGAGCGATAGCGACGCTATCCTCAACGGACTTCAGTTGAGCGGGACCCCCTTCACCAGCGGAAAGCTGAGCAAGAGGCTGGCCGGCGTAACCCGTAGCAGGAGTGGCATCCAAGATCGTGAGATTGGTGCCAAGAGTGGTAACGACATAGTTGGTCATTGTAGTCTCCCTTCCTTACGGGTTGATGTCGGCGCCGGTCGTATCGGCACAGAGGATTTGGAGAACCTTACCGGGCTGCGTGCGCGTAGCACCGTACATCGCCTGCGTATAGACCTGCCAAGGCTCGCTCGACAGATCGTTGCGCTGCGAGACGCGGTTAGTCAGGTCTTTCCACATGCCGAGATACATGCCAGTCTTCACGAAGGCAATGACACCGCGGACAGAACCAACAGTCGTCTGCGGGACACGCTCCATGAACACGAGGTTGAAGCCGAGGAACTTGCCGATCTTGCCCTCGCGCATAACAACAGCTTCGGCGCCGTATTGCTGCGACACGACCTGTTGCTGCTTGAGCAGATCAGCTTCCTGCTGCGACCCCGCGATAATGGTCAGCATGTCGCTGTCCAGATCGTTGTGGTAGTGGCGGAAAATCTGCTTCGCGTGAATAAGCTTCGAGACCGTCAAGCCGGTGTTGCCGGACGCGAGATCGTTGACCGCGAGCTGGAAGTTCGTGGTATTGAACGTCTCGGCCGTCAGTGAGCCGGCATCGTTGCCGGTCTGAGCGGTGCCGGTCGTGGCCGCGAGAATACAGTCGTCCCAGGCGCGACCCATCGCGTAAGCCGCAGCCGTGACGAGGCCGGACTTCGGATCAACGAGGGTCTGCAACTCATCGAACGTATCCACGAGCTGGTTGATGTCGGCCGTCTGCGGGAAAACCCACCGACGAACGTAACCAGCCTGGGTGTTGTTCTTCGGAGCGAAACGCTGAGCCGGCTGCTTGGCAGTGATCGGCTGGATTTGATTGATCGGCGAAGCCATCTTGCCGACATGGAAACCTTCGTCCACTTTGCCACGAAGCAGAGACCCCTTTTGCTGGAGCAGCAATTGGAGGTTCGTGGAATACTGGACGGTATAAAGAGGGACCAAACCTTCGTCATAAGCCGCCATGATACTCTCCCTGAGTAGGCGTGAAACCACAAGAATTTCGGGTGTGGCCTTGTCCTACCAGGGGGCCGAAGCAGCTCCCCGCCCTAATGGGTTCCGGGGATTAGGAATATAATCTATAGGAAGGCAAACCTATTGTCAAGCCCATCATTTCTTGCGGGCGCGCATCCCTACCAGGGCCAGACGAGCACGCTTGCCAGCGCGGCCTTTGTCATGCTCATGCTTCTCAGCATACTCGTGCGTTGACATGCCAGCGCGGTGCGCGGCATTCCGCTCTTGGCCGTGGGAATTCGCAAACGCCTTCTTCATCCAGTGCTTCGCCATATCACTTACTCGCTTTCTTCTTGGAGAAGTGCCGGCCTTTGTCGGCCTTCATGAACTCATTAGCAACAGAAACTGGGGCGGGCTTCTTACCGTGAGCACGGAGCTGCGCCCGCCCCTTTGCAGTGCGAGACATCGCCATGAAACCATGTTGATGGATGTTCGCACTAGGCATCTTACTCTCCCTTCATCAACGCCTCGACCGCTTCAGTCTTGGCGGCTTGACCCTTCTGATAAGGCATCCACGTCGCGTGCTCCAATCCCTGCGGCACCGTATCGCCATCCTGCAACAGGAGAACCTGTTGCCGATAGGCATGAGTGCCATCGTGGGTGATGATCGAGAGATCGACCTTTCGATTGTCTCCCGCGATTGGGATTTTAATCACCGTCGCAGCACAGGGCTGCGCCGGATCGGTGCGGAACGCCTTGTTGTCCGCGTCACTCGGATAGTACCAGACTTGCCGGCCGATTGTGGGGACTATCATGATCAAGTCCTCTTCTGATACTGGCCGGCGATGATCGAATTCACCGCGAGCATCTGATTGAGCGCAGTCGCATCGCCATTGTTGTAGCGGGCAACCCAAGCCGTGTCGGCCATGTAGCCAGCCTTCGTGGCTTCCGCTTCCGCCACCGTCATAGGTCCATTGCCGCCGGGGCGCCCGGTGCCGATGAACTCGGCTTCGCCGGTAGCCTTACCGATCTTGCGGAACATCTCCATGACTTTGGTGTAGCCGACACCCTCCATGTTCTGGAGAGCATCGATTGTCTTGGCGTCAATGCCGAGCTTCGCCGCAGTCTGCCGAGCAACGAAGAGATTGGCATCCCAGTTCGGACCCCAATCTTTCTGTAGCGCAGCCTTCTCCGCAGCGATAGCCTGAGTGCTCTCAGCCTTCTCCGCAGCTTCGTCCGCGTCCATCTTCTTCACCAAGTCTTGCGTCAGGCTCAGCGCTTCGGTCGGATTGAGATGGTACTTCGAGGCCAGATCGCGGGCGAAGTCTTGGAATTCAGGAGCAAGCTCCGTTCCATCCGCGAACTTCACACCATCGAACTTGTACGCAGCCTTGTCGGCCGGCACGCCAAGTTTCTCCCAGAATGCTTTCTGACCGGCAGCGTCATTCGCTTCCGGCAACCTCAGGAGCTTGTCGGCCGGAACGCCGTGCAGCTTCTGAAGATTGAAATGCGACTTCGCTGCTTCGAGCGCAGCTTCGGCCGGGGTCTTCTTGTCCCAACCGTGTTGCTGCATGTGCCCGAGCACAGTTTGATCAGCTCCTTTGTACCATTCGCCTCCAGGGTTACTCGCGGCAGCCGCAGCAGCCGCCGCAGCGGCTGCAGCCGCTCCAGCATCACCACCGGGGGCGCCGGCAGCAGGTGTTTCACCAGCCATCGTCGTTCTCCTCGTCCTCTACGGGTGCAGGAATATCGGAGCCATTGTAGAGGTTGAACAGCTTCCGACGATTTAGATAGAGATGTTGTTCGATACGTCGGATCACGTCTTGACGACCAAGAATGCGATCCTTGATGTGCTCGTTTTCGTGGAACGCACTCTCTTCCCATTTGCAGAACTGCATCAGGTCTTTGAGCACGATCCGAGCGGCGCCACTTCTACGCACATCGAATAGAAGCTGGTACGCCGTTTTGCGATCTTTCAGGAACAGAAGAGTGTTGTCGATCACCTTACCCCAAGTGATCGGCCGCTCTTTATCCGACCCGCTGAGATCGGGGTTCTTATCGATGTTGACTTCGATGGTCCCCATCAAGCAGCTCCAAGGTTCATCTGTCTAGTTCCCTGCGGAGGACCAAGCATGGGCTGCGCGCCGGTTGGTGATACTCCAGGTTGGTTCTTCGAGACAGTATTCTGTGCTTTCAGCATCGCAGCCTGAGCCGGCAATGCCTGGATTTGCTCCTGACGCTGCTGAGCGGCACCCCGGTTCTGGCGCTTGCCAGCAATCATGCGCGCGTCAGCCATCCAGCTTTCCGGCACGCCCTGGATTTGAGCGATCTGCGGGATCGCAGTGTCGAAGTCGAACGGATCGAGCAGCGAAGCGTCACCAGTGATGTTCACCAGCTCCTTCACGCTTTCGACTGTACGAATAAAACCAGCCGCTTCTTGGGCTCGCATGGCACGAGCGATTGGGGAGGTATAGATAGGAGAGTGTCTATAGTGACCCATCGCTTCGCGCATGACTGCCGGCATTGGAGGGAGCAGTCGCAACTGAAATAACAAGTCAAGCTCTCTGTCGATAAGAGGACCCAAGTATTCAGACTGCTGCCGTCCCACGGTGGGTGCCAGTAGGATGCCTTTTTCATTGGTCCTCTCGATCACCTCAGTTGCTGTCATTTGAGGAGTTTCAGTCATGATCTGGAACAGCGTAACAAGGAAGGCGTCCATGATGATCGCCTTCTCGGCATCCATCATCTTCTCATTGATGGCGATCTGGCCGGTCGGCAGGATACCGACGAGCGGCTTGCCGTCGAGTGACATATAGCCCTTGTTCATTGAGCCAGGGCGCAAATTGAAATCCCCAAGCCCATCGTCTGCGGTGAGCAGAATAGGATCGCTCGCGCGATGGCCTTGCTTCAGGAAGACACGCTTCTGAGCATTCAAGGTTTTCAGCGTCGGGAGGACTTGGCCGGCTGGCCCGCGCCCGTAGGTTTCCATCGGCGCTTGGATGTAGCGCGAGATCGGCATCGGGAATGTGTTATAGCCGCCTTCACTGAGCAAGATTTGACCTTGGAGGAAGATGTAGTACGAGGCCCACGGTTTACCTTTCGCGTCGATACGCTCTCGGTCGTAATCGACCCTGGGCACGACGCGCTGGATGAAGTCGAACACGGCTTGACTTTTCGCATCGAGCGCCGCCTGCATCTGTTGTGGGAAATTATCGGGAAACTGGGTCTTGGCCTGCTCCGCGGTCAATCGGAAAAAACGAATATAACCGCATGGCATTCCCTGATGGTTTTCTTTGATAAATATTTCTCCCAACGAGGGACAACGGTATCGCAAACCGCGTGTGCCATCATAACTGAAAAGGCTATCAATGAAAAGACCGCCAGTACCATAAAAGCACAGATTGTGATAGACGCCCTGGTTCTGCGAAGCGAAGTTTGCATGGGGGAGATAGCGCTGCCGAAAGAGGGCTTTTGTTGCTTGCTCATACCACAGCCTCACATTCCTCTGCTTCATCAGATACTGATTGTCAGCCTCAAGCCCATGCCAATACATATTCCGAGGCGTCAGCAGGCTATCGAGAATAGCCTTGAATTTCTCACCAGCCAGCATCGCGGTGCTATCGATCTGGCGCTCAGTCTTCTTCTGACCGGGATAATTGTAGTTGCCTGGATAGAAGGTGTTCTTTGAGTTGGGATCGGCAATCTCAGCGATCTCTTCCCATTGACCGGCGTGCGTCGCGCGATAGGTTTGGCACTCCTTGTAGTCCTTCATGCTCTCTTCGACAATAGCCTGCTCGCGCGCAGTCATCTTGTAGGTGAGCACGTTCTCGATAGAAGCGGACTGGAGTGCTTCGGGCATTTACATCGTTCCTGGCGCGCCGGTTCCGAGCAGAGCCATGCCAGCCGAGCCAGACAATGGGTTGGTCATCGCCTGCGACGCTCGCTTCTTGCGCTTGGCAATCTCGCTCTCAGCCTGGGCGTTGAGCTGATCACCTAAACCGAGCCCGAGATCGGTGCTTGCGTTTCCGCTTAGACCGAAGTTCTTTGTGTTCATCGAAGCCATCGAACAATTCCTTCGCCATCTTTAAGTGAACATGAGCCAGGAGGAGATGGCGTTTTACCAAGCTCAGTGATACGCGGGACAATGTAGATTTCTCCCAACTCTGTTACGAACTGCGAGATCGGGGGCAAGCTTCGGGCCTGCGTACCGTGCATTGTCCCGGTTGGTAGAAGAGTAATGGATTGGTCCAACGAGTGCATCACACACTGGCCTAATCGCGCCAGTCCCGATCCCACTTGTCTGCGGGCTTACGCATCCAGCTAGGACGAATATCGAGAGGCCGAGACACAGCAGGTTTCTTCGCTGCGGCGACCACGGCATCGACTTGAGATTGGAGAACTTCTGTCTGAGCAACACAACGGGCTTTTTCATTGAGGGCTCCAGTGATATAGAGGATGAGGCCGATGACGATCAGGATGGCCAGACGGATGACCGTCAAGCGGAGACTGGACTTGAAGTAGGCGACAATGCCTCCGAGCAGGAGAGCAACACCAGCCACCCCGATGTGCCAGACGAATGGAAGAATGCCAGCGAGCGCTACCGCGAACATTTATTCCCCCTCGGGCTTCTGCACACATTTGGCATCCGCCACAATCGCATCGATCTTCTTCAGCTTCAGTTGGCCATTCAGATTATCAATCTGGCTTTCCATATCCGCTTTACAAGAAGCTTCATCGGCATAAGGTTGAACAAAATCGTTTACGAGCCACCGGGGCGGCCCAGAGACGATAGCAAGAACAAGCATGAGCCACATCTTAATCCTCCATCAGACAGAGTTCGCGTTCAGCACGACGACGATTGACTAATCCTTGGACGACAACACCTCCCGCATGAGTGTATCCCATGAGGGCGTTGCACGCTTGCTGTGGTCTTCCTGAATTGAGATTGCGAGCCACAGAAGACTTGCAGAAAGCACCGCCGCCAACATTGTAAGTGAAGCTGACGAGAGCCGCGTGACGATGGGGCGGTAAAGCATCGTACACCTCCGGTTTGAGACAGCGCTTGATCTCGGGATCGTACTTCTTCGTGAGTTGGATACCAAGCTGCTCCGAGCACTGCGCTTTAGTAAACGTAGTGCCCATGGCCGGGATCGGACCATCGGCTCCGGTTTCTCCATAGCACCAAGTAATCGGGTGCCCGGTGCCGACGCGATCCACATAGGGCTTGCTGGCATAACCCTCAAAACCGGCAGTACAGGCGATGCAAATGCCAACCCAGGCGCCCGCCGCTGAATATCTACCGCCTTGCCGTTGAAAGTGATTAGCGATTGTCATCAGGGAAACCCCTCTGTCCTGTCATACGCGCAAAACAGATCGCAACCGAGAGACCCATGCAAACACCAGCAAACTGTACTGGCGGAAGCAAACCCTGAAATGCCGGCATCGCCATCCAGAGCCCGCACAACGCGGCGGTCAGAACAGCGAAGCGAAAACTCCACGCCTTGTGGATGACGCGAATATCACGAGCGAGGCGATATTGAAACCATGAACCCATTTGTAAACTCCAGATAAAGGAGGGGATCACACAACGCGGCATTCACTGCCGTCAGGAAAATGAGGAACATGATCGGCATCACTTGCCTCCGAGAACCTTTTCGACTTCAGCAAGTATGGATGTATCGTTTCCAAGCGCGGCTTTCATGCGCTCAAGAAGAGAAGAAGCCCCGGCCGGTGCCGCGGTTGATGCAGGCGCTGACGCTACAGTTGAAGCTGCTACCGGCGCGGCCGGGGCTATGGGTGCAATCGGAGCTGCTGGAGCTTGAGGCGCAGCAGGAGCAATCGGAGCTGAAGGAGCAGAAGGTGCCGACGCAGATTGGGATGCAGGCGCCACCACCTCCACAGGCGCTGACGCAGGCGCAACCGCCGCGATGCCATGAAAAGTTTTCTTATGCTCCTCCAGCCATCCCCACCCGTTCTGGAAAACATGCTCAGCTTCCTTTGCGACGATAGGCGCGACGACCTTGGCAACAGTAGCAATGACAGCCATGAGCGATCTCCTTATGTGATGGATCGGGGTTGGCCTCGTTTTATCCACTCCCTTATCTCAATGCGAGGGACGCCTCACTGGAGGATTTTGGCGATCCGATCCATATAGGAGAATATACCTAGGACAGATCAAAGTCAACCCCGATACATCCACCGGGGAAATCTGGCTTTTCCGAAGACGCCGGCCGCTTGCGATGCTCGTAGTTCCCGAGTGCGACCGCTCGCGCATGGCGCTTCATCATGATCGCGATCCGCGTCGAGGACATCTGGTCGTCGCGCACCTTGACGATCAATCCCTTGTCACGATGATAGAAGCGATACTCCTCGAACCAGCTCGTAAGATGGCTCGCAACCTTGAAGCGGTTCGTCGTGATGCGCTGACTGATCTCCTGGACACCAGCCTCAGTCGAGTAGCCACCTTCCGGCCACGTCGCGTGCATCGGCAGCATCCGAAGACCGAAGCCTTTATAGAGGCTGGAGAGATGGTGCGTTGCCGCAGTCTCACCCGCAACACGCTGCGTGCCATCCTGCGGCCACGCTACTGGCACCTGAGAAGCAATAGACTTGATCGCCTGAGCGTGATGGATTGGCTGAAGGTTTGCCATCTTCATAGAATGGATCACATGAATAGCGTCGTTGTCGCGATCCCAGGCAATCAGTGTCGCGCCGAACTGATGGCCCTCACTCAAACCGAAGTCGATGCCCCAGATGAAAACCCAGTGTGCCGGGAATTCGGTGATCAGCGGTTCCTTGATCAAGTCTTCCGAGAAAGGAAACACCCGACCCGATCCGAGGAGCGCAGTACCGTAGCGGCGAGCGTCGCGTTCATAGGCCAGATAGCCGGCGAGCTTCTTTCTCTTCTCCTCCTCGGTGAAATGCTCGGCCTCGTCCAACGACATCTGGACAAAGGTTCGATCAGGTGAACTCTCTTTTACGAAACGACAATAGAGATCGGTCTCACCCTTCAGAGGAGTGAGAGTGTTCCACATGCTGCCCGGCCCGTTGATGCGGGTGAGAAATTCACTGTACACATCCATGTCAGGCTCTTCATCACACCATCCCCAATCTAGATCGTCGCCTTGAAACTTTTCTCGCCCTTGCTCAAATGATTTGAAAGAAGCAAGTGAAGTACCATCTTCAACGCCATTCGTTTTATGAACCACCTGTATAGTGTCGTAGGCATCAGTAACGCCACGAGCCAGCGTGGGCTTATCAGCAAATCGATCTCGTGGAATGAAGCCGGTCCCGAAAGCTTTGACCATTCCGTATTGGCCGCAGAGTTTTGTTTGGGCAACATTGCGAACGTCCAGAGAAGTCGTTCCAGCCACCCAACCCTTAGTGGGATGATCAAATCGTTTTCCTTCCCAGTCATTTGGATAATCTCCTGTCAGGTGACATGCAGCAAGTTCGGCTCCAGCTTCAGACTTGCCGACGCGGTTGCCGGCGAAGAACCCTACCTCGCGATGCGTCAGGGTGGCTTTGAAGAACGCTCTCTGCTTCGGATAAGGAACGAAATAGAGCATCTTGTTGTAGCGCTTGTGCTCGTCCATCGACGCCAGGAGATTGAGAAGGTCTCTCAGCTCCTGATCGGTGGGTACCCCCTGCGGCTTACCGAGATCGATCATCTCTTGATCCACTCGAAGGTCGAACCGCGGATCGTGCTATAGAGGAGAGAGCACGCGACAGGGGTGATCTTGTTCACCGGGACAACGAGCCGTGGGAATAGGAAGCCAGCCTCACCGGCCGCGGCCACCAGCTCCGAGCAGTACCAGCTATCGGTATCGCGCCAGCCGCGGTTGAAGAGGAAGGCTAGGATCGCGGTGTGATCGTAGGGCTTGCCAATCTCCATATAGAGGAAATTATAGAAGGCCCGTTCCTGCGTCTCCGTCGCCGGCACTGCCAAGATTGCCTGCTTCGAGAATTCCAGATATTCTTGAGGGCGAACCTGAACACCGGCCTTGATGCCTTTCACCACATTGCTGCGCGCTCCGAGGAGCATCCCATCGGGAAGTACGGCATCGACATGGCTGAATTCTCCTGCGCTGAACCACTGGATCAAACGCGAGCCAGGATCGTTCTCAGCAATGAATTGAAGTCTGATCATCACACATCTCTCCTCACCATTGTCCAGGTCTTATCATCCCAGACGAATTTATTATCAGTGCTGCGGAAGAAGCAACCATCGGGGAAACCACACTCGGCACAGTCCTCATATCGCGGAGAGTAGCAGAGACAAACATCATGCTTCTCCGAAAAGAGCCGCGTCAGGATCGACTTCAGAAAATTCCACATCGACTGGTTCCTCCTTCTTTGACTTCCTGGCCTCCAGCAGCAACTGGATCGGCCGTGGCACCGCGGTAATGAAATCGGGATTTTTGGCCAGCATGGTTTCGAGCTGGAGCAACATCACCGTGCTGCTCTCGACCTTGACACTCTGATTGATGTTCATGTTGAACTGCGCGGCGATGCCGGCGCGGTCGAGAACCGCGAGAGCGGCCTTGAGTTTCAGTTGGCCCTTTGGTTGATTGGGATTTTTCATCAAGTCCTGCACACAGGCAATCGCTTCTGCGCTGATGCTCTGGAAAGTGGTGATGCCCTCCTCGACCATCGCGGCTGCGATCTTCGGATTTTTGGAATTGTTGTGACCCTGAACTTTGCAGGAATTAGGTCCACCAGAGTATCCGGCGATCATCGCAGCGCGCGTGTGGTTGCCATCACCTATCGCTTGGATCGCTCGGACGTAGCGGCGCTGGAGATCGGTCAGCGCGAGCATCGCCGGCCCGAGTTCTGCGGGGTCAATTGGTCCTATTTCGAGATCGGTGCCCATACTAACTCCGTTATCACAGCGTTATTTTAAAGTCAATGGGTTTTACTCGCCGAGTAGAATTTTCAAAATTCGCCGCGAAAAATTCTCTGCGGCCGGTTTTCGCGGCGCCAGCGAGATCGCGGGGGTACGGCGGCGGGTGCCCCGGTCTTTCCGAGCTGGCGATCCGATGGTCCTAGGACAGAATACCTAGGAATGCAAGCCTAGGCATATGATCCTAACGCTACAGCGTGTAGCGTTACACGGGTTAGCACGCGAGTTCGCCATCTCGGCCGAATGCCTGAAGCAATTGAGCGCTAGCCGAGGCAATCGAGTGCTAGCCGAGGCAATTGACTGCTAGCCGAGGCAATCGAGTGCTAGCCGAGGCAATTGACTGCTAGCCGAGGCAATCGAGTGCTAGCCGAGGCAATTGACTGCTAGCCTAGGCAATAGAGGATGGTGCAGGGTGCGACAGTCTGCCACACTTAGGCCAGTTGACATCTTGTTTAAACTCTGCTACTGTGTGCGATAGCGTTCGGCTCAACCGAGCCGCGACCTGCCAGAGCAGGATCGGTCTGGAGCGACGCGCTTCGCACTCGTAGCGAATAAACCTGGAGAGTTTAAAATGAACACTTATAAAATCATGTACTCTCGTGAGCAGTATTACGCTGTGACGGTGCAAGCGGCCGACCCCGATGAAGCGCGCAAACTGGCGGATGAACAGTTTGACCAGAACCAGCATTTCATCGCATCAAGCCCCGTCGAATACACTGACTATGAGGAAGTGTGATTGCAGCTATTGCCCTAGTGCGGCATTCGTGCTAGGGCAATGGCGGCGATCATAGGATTGCACCGCAGTCCGCGCCGACATCGGGAGCAACTACAATGACTAGACTGCAAAGCATCGCGGACCAATACACCGGCCGCGCATGTCGTCTTTACACTCTTCATGGCGAGAAAGACGCGACAATCTGTGGGCGCCTCAATAACTTTGCCTCAATTGCAGCGCTCGACGGCTCTTGCTCAATTGAAGTGAATTGGTTGACGGTCGAGCGCAAAATGACTAGCGACCAATTGTTCTATGCCTGCTAGGTGACGCCATGAGCAACAACAGTCAATGGCGACGCGACCATGACATCGCGCACCGCTGCTATCTGGCCAAGGGAATACCGCAAACGCTGACGCGCGACAGTGTGCGGCGGGAAAATGAATTCGAGCGCGCATTGGAGCAACGCGGCCAAAAGGCTGTAGAGAACCTGGAGCAAATATCATGAAAATCTTACAACTTGGCACTGGTAAAGTTTTATGGGAGGGCGCGGACCTGTACGGTGCGAACCTGAGAGGCGCGAACCTGTACGGTGCGGACCTGAGAGGTGCGAACCTGAGAGGCGCGAACCTGAGAGACGCAGACCTGAGAGGCGCGAACCTGTACGGCGCGGACCTGAGCAGCGCGGACCTGAGCAGCGCGGACCTGAGCAGTGCGAACCTGTACGGTGCGGACCTGAGAGGTGCGGACCTGTACGGTGCGAACCTGGACCGCGCGAACCTGAACCGCGCGAACCTGAGAGACGCGAACCTGAACCGCGCGAACCTGTACGGTGCGAACCTGCCAGAATTTCAAATCCCGCAAGAGGGCTCTTTAGTTGTTTGGAAAAAACTGGAAAATGGGCTTGCTAAACTTCGCATTCCAGAGGATGCCAAACGTACCATGTCTCTTGTTGGGCGTAAATGTCGTGCCGAATATGCCGAGGTGCTGGAATTAATCGGCTGTACTGTAGGCGTATCACGATTTAACGATAGCTTTTCTTATGTTGTGGGAACAATCGTTCGGCCGGATAAATATGATCCTGACATTCGGATTGAGTGTTCGTTTGGAATTCATTTCTTCTTGACGCGCGAGGAAGCAGAGAATTATTGATTGCAGCTATTGATCCTAGCGCGCATTGTGCTAGGATCAATGTCGGCAATCATGCCGATGTTCAACACTACCGTTGAACAAACATAGTCAACTGGAGACTGCGCCATGACTACCGAACGGAATAACGCCAATCATCCTGACCAGCACAATCGGCGCCGCGAAGATGACGCCATGCGAGCCCAAGTCGCGGCCAACAAGTCACACCGCACCGTCGCGGCTATTTGGGCCAAGGCGGCGATTAAAGCCCTCTGGCGTGGCGACCATGACGTGGCGCAAGCCCGCTTCGACCAGGCCATCCTCGAATTGAGGGCAATCCGATGACACGATTTGAAGCCGCTTGGCTTTATCGGCGGGAGGTGGCGCAAGCCATCTCCTGCTATGACCGCAAACGGCGGGACATTCTGGAACGCTTCGCGGGCAACAGCGACGCGATACAAGGCGCATTCTGCAATGTGTGGGCAACGTGTCGCGTCATGTTCGCGATGGCTGACGTCATGCTTGCCAAGCGCCGTAAGGACGCGGAGCAATGGCGCCGGGATTGCCTAACCTGGAGAGGGTTCTAACATGGCACCCTTTGAAAAACGACACTATGAAGCATGCTTATCCGGTTTTCACCCACAGGAGCTAAATCATGAGCCTCGGTAAAGTTCACAAACTCAAACCGTTCGGGTCAGAAAGTCGCCGTGCGCGTTTTGGCAATCGCGAGACGTTTTGCGGCCTCGCAGGCTCCCTATGTCCAGGATTTTCCACTGAGTTTGATACCGATGAAGATAATCGGTTTGAAGCAACAGACGGAAATGATGGCGTGACGTGCCTCCGTTGTAGAAAGGGCCGCTGGCCACGCACCGATGACGCTACGGCTCGCCCCTATGGGTAACAACCGGATAAGCATGCTATGAAGCAATCGATCGAGTTCTTCAAGAACAGCCGGCCGGAGATCAGCGGAGCGCCGATCTTAATAAGGCGTTTGCGAATTTATTGGAATGGGACAATGCGCGCTTTGACCGGGAACATTTCTTGCGCGCGTGCATTCCCGGCAATAATGTGAGGGCGTGGGGATGAGCCGACACGCGCCAGCACCATACACTAAATACAACAAGTCGCCCCATGTCTATTCGGCCGCTTACTATGACTGGCGCCGCACGATCTCGCGTAGCGCCAAGACAGCCGAACAGGAAGCGGCCGACCACCACAAACGCCAAGCCGAACGGCGGCGGGAGCGGAAACTTGTATAAACATCATGTCCCGACAATTGCCGCGGCAATGAGGCAAGAGCAATCTGTCTTCTGCCGCGGCGTGATGTTTGCCATATTGTCGGCGCGCGTCCAATTCCTGCGCGTGCCGGATCAATGTAAGGAGCTGCACAAGCACGGCGCCGATGCCTCTTGCCTATGGGGCTGGAAGTTCGATGCCTTCACTTACCTCCAGGATCATAAGAACGAGCTTTATGGCCAAGTAGCTACGGCGCTTGATCCTGAGAGGGCGCTATGGGACATTACGCGCATTCCCGGCATGGGAATTGTCAAAGGTGCATTCGTGCTGCAATTGCTCGGACACGATGTGGCTTGCCTGGACGTTCGCAATATCATTCGCGATGGGAGGGCGCCGCGCGCCTATCGCACTGACGGCGAAAGTCGCAAATCCGCGCCGGCGTTCAAGCGCAAAATCTCTCGTTATCTGGCCGATGTGTCAGGCAAGGCGCAACACTACTGGGATATATGGTGCGAAGGAGTTGCAGCCGATTATGCCAGCACTCCCGAACGTATCAGTGAGCTTCACTTAACTAGCATCGTCCCACATGCTTATCGGCATCTCACGATGGCAGTGCCGGTCAGATTTAATGAATTGCCATTCTAATTTGGAGCAAGTATCATGAAAATCTTACAACTTGGCACTGGTAAAGTTTTATGGGAGGGCGCGGACCTGAGCGGTGCGGACCTGAGCGGTGCGAACCTGAACCGCGCGAACCTGAACCGCGCGGACCTGAACCGCGCGGACCTGTACGGTGCGGACCTGAGCGGTGCGGACCTGAGCGGTGCGGCCCTGAGCAGCGCGAACCTGACCCGCGCGGACCTGAGCAGCGCGGACCTGAGCAGCGCGGACCTGAGAAGCGCGAACCTGAGCAGCGCGGACCTGTACGGTGCGGACCTGAGCGGTGCGGACCTGAGAGGTGCGAACCTGTACGGTGCGGACCTGAGCAGCGCGAACCTGAGAGGCGCGGACCTGAGCAGCGCGAACCTGAGCAGCGCGTACCTGTACGGCGCGGACCTGAGCAGCGCGGACCTGAGCAGTGCGGACCTGAGCAGCGCGTACCTGAGCGGTGCGGACCTGAGAGGTGCGGACCTGTACGGTGCGGACCTGAGCGGTGCGAACCTGTACGGTGCGAACCTGGACCGCGCGAACCTGAACCGCGTGAACCTGAGAGACGCGACCCTGATAGTAAGCGGCCAACGATCAGATGGCTACAGGTTCTTAGGATATAGGGACAATGGTATTCTTATGATTCGTGCTGGTTGTCGTTACTTTACAGCAAAAGACGCGGTTAAACATTGGAAAACAACACGCGGTAAAACTCGATTAGGAAAGGAAAGTCTCTTGCTTGTTGCCCATCTCGTTGCTACTGCAAAACTCTTGAAATGGAGGATCAGATGAAACTCTTTCAACTAACACTGCCAATCGAGGTGCATGATGAGCGTTATGCTTGGCCCGGTGTACGCGCTACTGCCGATGAACGGGCGGCGCTGGAGCGTTTTGTATGTGAAGAGGTAGGAGGCTTCAGCAAATCCTCCGGACACTTTGGCGTCTGGTATGATGGTGAAGGCAAGCGCTATGAAGATCGTAACATAGTTTATCAAATCGCTTGTCATCCCGATACGTTCCGTTCTATTCTGGCCAAGGCATTCGAGCTTTTTCATTTTGAGAAAGCGATCTTGTGGGCTGAGCTAGGAACGGCAACAGTAGAATATCGCCAGATCGCAGAGGCCACAGAATGAGCGGCTTAGGCTATAATCACCACAAGCTTGTCAGGCAACGCACTAAGCACTTACCGGGTTTGCTTCTCTATGTGGTCGCTATTATTTTTCTGGCATGGCTACTGACGGGTCTCAAATGAGTCATGCTTATCCGGTTGCCGCACACAAATGCTGAGACCTACTAGATGTTGAAGCCAACACAGATCAAGGATTTCCCCGGCTGCGCCGTCGATCAGCATCTTAAGGTCACGGGCGCGCTCCCGGACGAAATATGCCAGTGCCCGATTTGCGGGCGAATGCACCGGCATCTTGGAAGCCCGCCATGGAGAGACGCTATGCAGCCGCATCAGCAACGAGTTGTGGACGAAAAGAAGGAATTGGACGACAAACTCGATAAGTTGAAGGCTTTCATCGAGACAAGTCCGATATTCAAAAGCCTCTCGGCCGATGAGCGCGGGCGCCTGGGGAAGCAGTTCGACGTGATGGCCGAATATTCGAGCATCTTGTCGCAACGCATCGCCGCCTTCCCGGCGTGACCAAAACACAAGATGTAGGGCTGTGTGTCTAAACCGGATAAGCATGAAATGAGTGATCAATGCAAGCTCGACCACAGCGATCCCGGCACAGTGCCCGAATTCCTGTGTCGGGCTTGCCATCCCGAATTCATCGCGACCCCGGAACAGCGGGCGCTCCAGGAAGCACAGGAAATGGCCGATGCGCGCCATAAGATCGAGATTGCGGCGCGAGAGCGTGCCATCGGCAAGGCAATGCGTGACATTGAAGCCATGACCCGCAATGGTGAGCCTACGCGCCAGCCGGCAATCGGCATCCTCGCCAGCATACGCAAGAAGCTTGAACGCCTCCAGATCGAGGAGCTTATGGGATGACTGAGCCCGATCTCTGGGATTTTCTCGCCTCGTTCCTATGTGTCAGGAGGGAGCTTGCCAAGCAATGGGCATATCTGATATTCTACCGAGGCAGTATCGATCCTTGGGTCGATCACCTCGTCACGTCCGGCATAGAGGAGTTTTGCAATGGATATTACCGCACTCGACTTGAGCAATGAACAGATCGATGAGATTGAGAATAGCTGGAAATGGCGTTGTCTCCAATGGGCTAAGAGAGGCGGTCATAACTCGGTCTATTTGATCTTACGCGCCATGCACCGTGGGCCGCGCGAGCAGACCGGCCAGAAGGACATCCTTTGGCCGCGCCTAGGCAATGCTTGTCACATTCGGGCTGATGGTGTTGTGACTGCGATGTATCAAGGGGCCCCCACTGAGCCCTCCCGCGAGACTAACGTGGGCACTGTGACGCAGATCAGAGATGCGCTTCGCCGCATGGCAGATCAGCTCAAACTTAATGACATGGATCGCGTCGCGCTATTTGCTGCCTTCTCTGGATGGATCGAAAAAGATGCACGCGCAACATCGGAGACTTGATATGAGCAAAGATTTTTTAATTGATGCCAGCATAATCATCGGAACTTTTACCGTTTGTATTGGGGGATTTTTCCTAGCAGTATGGGTTCTTCTATGACACCTCTCGAATGGGAGATCAGACTGCACAAGGAGCAGAAATGGGGTAGTGCTTATCCCCACGTCGAGCGTGAGGTGCGCGCCTACCTGAGCACTCTGGCCGCAGGCGTTACAATCTCGACTAATCAACTGGTCGAGGCGTTGTATCCCGTTGCCAGTGTCCGTGGTGAAGGCAATGGCCGGCAGCGCATATATGAGGCATTGAAGGCGACCCACCACGGCCGGCCGGCTATGCTCGAAGATTGCCGTATGCGCGGGCCAGTGAAGAAGATACATGGCGGCATCAAGGGCCATCCGTGGCTCTGGCACAAGCCGACGCCGCAGTTAGTGTGTTGCCCGAATTGTCAATATGAATTTGAAATTTCAAAGGAGATGCCAAATGCTGGAGGAGGTTGAATTATTTGACGGGTACGGCTATCGCTTAAAAGGTAAGTGGTTGCGGCTCACTTATGCGTTTGGCAGATTTTATTATTTCAATCAAGGCCGTCAGGATCGGCAACCACCCCGGACGGCAGACACCAGCGCAGATGCTTCCCTTCCCCGAAAGTCAACTCATGAAGAGTAGATCGCGCAAGCCGGCGAAGCGTTCTGTCCGCAGTCGTCACGTTAGCATCAAATCGTTCTTGGCTCTCGCCTTCGCTCTGCGCCGTGATCTTCATCGCCAGCGCTCGGGTGACAACGGCGAGTTCGTCATTGACAGCTCCCAAGTCCCGGAGGGAGGCTACAATCTTTCGTCTGTCGAATTCGTTTTGCACTTGATCGAATGCTGAAGCCTCTTCATGGCTCAGCAGGTTGAACACCAACGACTGTCCCACCGGGCGACCCTCGAAGCGATAGGGTGCCTTACGCTCAGGAGCACCCCTATGACGCCTCACGCGAAGTTTTACGTGATTAGTCCCTTCCTCACGAACGACATCGAGAACTGTGTCAACGCCATATTCCAGCGCGCTCGTGCCCCGCGTTCCTCGGGCTGTATCTTTTCCGAGATGTGCTTGGATGAGGACACTGCAACCAAATACGTTAATGAGCGACCGGCAGAAGAAGATCAGGCGATTGGCGTCAGACGGATTATTTTCATCGAGCCCCATCATGCTGGCACTGTAAGTGTCAATAACGATGAGTTTAACGGGACGGCCTTCAATCTTGGCGCGCTCCTCTATGCCTGCTCCAAACTCTGTCAGCTCCGTTTCGATAGCCATGTGAGGACCGGCGCCCAGGAAAAACCCCGGCTCGGCATTCTGCTCCAGACCGTGGACGGAGAACCACGCGGGGCGATGCATCTTGGCTATTTCCTCCATACTCTCATGGGCACCGTAGAAAACAAGGCCGGTGCTTGTTGGCTTTACTCCGAACGTCTCTTGCCCGGTACAGATGCCCAAGGCCAGATCGAGGGAGAGGAATGTCTTGAAGTGACCCTTCAGCGCCGACATGAGAACGATGCGGCGTTCGGGTATCACGTCTGGAACCAGCCAAGTCGGGTCCGGTAGCGCAAGCTGTTCCTTGGTGCCCATGAACCACGGCGCCTTAGTGACAGTTGACTGCGCCGGCTCCGAGAGCGCGGGGAGGTTGGCACCTGCGAACACCTCGGATGCCGGCGCAGTCGCGTAAGCGCCCACCTCATTCTGGCCGTTGCGTGCGGCAGAGAGGACGCGCTCACGAACAAATTCGGGTTGGTTGTTGGGAATGCAGTGAGGATACCAAATCTCAAGCATCAACTCTAGTGATAGCTCTGGAGAGAGCCCAAGGTCTCGGACGAGTTCGCAAGCGATTTCATAGCAAGTGTCATGTCCTCGCTGTCCGTCGATAGAGACACGCTTAGCGCGGACGAGATTATGTAACCTAGCTCTTGCAGCCGCGATGTTTCCAGACAGGTCCATGCGCTTGTCTGTAGCAGTAGCTGGCCCGCTGCGTGCAGCAACTCTAGTCTCGATTTCAAAAGGGAGGACAGCGGGTGCCAGAGAATTCTTTGCTTCATATCGCTTTCCTTCGACAACAGATGGAGGGAGGAGAGCGTAGCTTCCTCGGCCGCGGGTATCAATATATGGGCCAAGTCCCTTGTCAGGTTTAGTTGGATCACCAACGGAAGGCGGGAGTGACCCGACAAAATAGAAGTGAGTTCCGCCTCGGGGAGTTTGTACTTCGTAAGTAGGCGGGAGATCGAGTGCTGCAATGTTACATCCGTCATGGTAAGTGTCTCCATCGATGATCGCGAGCCCCACGTCTTCAGGTTCAAAAGCCAAATTGCAATCTGAGTATTCTGAGAAGAGCGCATTGACCTTTTCGGCCGTGTCCATCTTCGTATTGCGCCAGTCCGGCCACATGGGTATCTTCGACCCAGGCCAGCATGGGATGAGGGGATATCCGCGTGAAATATAGTCGAGCGCGGCCCCGTGCAGATCGGATGGAGTGCTTGACAATGCCCAACCTCTTGGGTTATATTGCCGGTTCTTATAGACCTGTTCTGGAGGATAGTCAAGTGGCACACAAGTTTCTCTTGACAGCCGATCTGCTCCTTGCCACCTATAATATGGTTGCAGAGATGCCCCCGTTTGTAGGTTGGAATTTGCCGGATGGCGATGAGGTTGCGTTTCATCTAACGAATGAGAGAGGCACGCGTGGTTGGCATTCCTGTAGCAACAACAAACATGCTATCGGAATTTCCTCTGCTTGTGTTCAACGTTTTGACACTCTCATTCTTACGATGATGCACGAGATGGTTCACATGCACGAGAACCACACTAATCTTGATCGGGGTGATGTAGATCATAGTCGTGCTTTTCGTAAGTGGGCTGAGCAGGTCTGCCGTATTCACAAACTCGATGTAGGTATCTTCTAACCCCGGAGGTTGACATGACCCTGCCTGTGAAAGTCGGAAGTAAAATTCGCAACAACGATCCTCGCGCCAATGGCAAGATTGAGACTGTGATTGCTATCGTCGGAGATGGGACTGCTGCATTCGACAAGAACTACGCGGTATACCAGGGTGCCACGCGGCGCCATAAGGTCCGCTGTGACCGCATCGCGGAAGGCGGCAACAATAACAATCAGGGCTGGACCTGTGTGGATGGCCTTGACGTTACCTGAGTGATCCTCGACTACAACCATAGTCAGGATCGTTTCCTGTTGCGCGTCGAACGCGGAGTGGACTTGGGCAAGCTCATGAATGAGCATGGGCTCAACCATTCCGCGGTCGCCTCGTCGCCCAGGGAAGCCATCTTGTACACGGACGATCCGTATGCTGCCGCGGCCTTTGAGGACTGCGCGAGCGAGAATGCACTCCTCAAGCTGGCCCCGATACTACACGAGATCAATGAGAGCTGGCGGAGTACATCCAATGCCCACATCGCCGTACCAATGGACAAGGAATTATGGCCTTTCCAAAAAGCTGACGTTGAATACGCCCTACGGAGAACTAATTGTCTTATTGGAGATCAGCCCGGTCTCGGTAAGACTGAAACCGCCATCGCATACTGCAACGAAACGCGCGCCAAGAAAACGCTCGTCATCTGTCCGGCCCAAATAAGATTGCAATGGGCAACGCGCATCCGGGAATGGACGACGATGGAGCGACCCTATTCCATCTATCCTATCCTCAGGGGCTCAGATGGCACGATGCCTAACGCTTCCTGGACGATAGTGAGTTACGATCTGGCCAGAACAGCGGCCATTGGCAAGGCCCTGGCGCGGGAGGAATACGATGTCCTCATCCTGGATGAACCACATTACCTCAAAGAGACGGATGCGCTCCGCACCAGGGCGATTTTTGGAGGGGGAAAATCACATGATTTTGCTCCGCTTGCTGAGCGCTGCCAAAATATCCTTGGCCTTACTGGAACTCCCCTCCCAAATCGACCACGAGAAGCTTACACGCTTGCTAGAGGAATGTGTTGGGACAGCATCGATTGGGCCAGTGAAGAGAAGTTCAAGCTCCGCTACAACCCCTCTGCGCGATACGAGATCATTGATCATGACGGCAACCGAAAATTTCATGTTGATGAGAGAAGCGGACGGCACGCAGAACTTCAAAATCGTCTCAGAGCACACTTCATGTGCCGCCACCTCAAGCATGGTCCCAGGGGGGTTATGCCGCAGCTCCACATGCCCATCTACGATCTCATCCAGGTCGAGGAAACAGAAGCAATCAAGCAAGCCCTAAAGGCTGAGAGCCTGCTTGACATTGATCCTGAGATGGTTCAAGATGATGTGGACCTATTTGGAGGCCAGATAGCCACGGTGCGGCGTATGATGGGTATTGCGATGGCCCCTCAGATCGCAGACTATGTTGACATGCTGTTCGAGCAAGGCGAAGAGAAGCTAGTCCTGTTTGGTTGGCATACGGAAGTCCTTAACATCTGGGAGAAGATGCTCCATGAGCACGGCCTTGTCAGGATTGACGGAAAAACTTCTCCGGGAGCTAAGGAGCGAGCTGTCAGAAAATTCACGCAAGACCCTAACACCCATCTTGCTATCGGAAACATTCTATCAATGGGCACAGGAACAGATGGTCTCCAAGAGGTTTGCAATCACGGTCTCATTGGAGAACCCGATTGGGTTCCTGGAAATAACATCCAAGCGTTTGATCGTTTGGATCGTGGTGGTCAACATCGGCAAGTCCAGGGCGACATATTCGTTGCGCCCAATTCGATTGCCGCTAAAGTCCTTGCGTCTGCACTACGGAAAAATCAAACTGTTCACAAAGCACTCGACTATAGACTTGGAGACATGAGATGACCGCTATCCTCCTCGTTGTCTTCATCCTCTTGCATCAGGCGAACGGCAACCCTGTATATATCGTTCCTGGGCAGGTCGTCAGTGTTGGGCGTCTGATTGGCGCTGGCGGCGCCACTGAAAATCTTGTAGTCACCATAAGCGGGAATATCTGGGTTAAGGAAAGTCCCGAGGAAGTTGTCAAAAAATTGGAGGGAAAAGATGGAGATCATTAAGTCTGACAAGATCATCAAGGCAAACGCCGGTCTTCAGAAAACGATGCCGCAAGGCGCGACGATTGAATTCCGGCCGACGCCGAACGGCGCTGATCTGGTCTTCCGTCTAATCGACGACAAGGAGTTTGCTGCGTTTCATCTCGAAGACGTGGCACTCGGTATTTTAGCAGAGAAGTGTCTCGAAACCAAACGCAACCACGGAGGTTGACATGCCCAAGTTTCCTAACCGCATCTTTGTACGAAGAGAAATGGCGGACAACGAAAGTTTCCTAGTCGCTGATGAAGACATCACAACTATGGTTACGGTCGGGGACAAAGAGAAAGTCGCCACCTATTCTCTCGTTGAAGTCAATGAACTCGAAGGCGCAGTAATCAACAACGAAACCAAAAAGAGGGTATCATGAAAGCACAGACGTTTCTGAAACAGATTGGGGAAAAGAAGATCGAGCACAAGCGGCGCAAGCAGCCGGTGGTGCTGAAGCTGTTCACCCTGGTCAACAAGAGTGCGACCTGGGCTCAGCGCAACAGCGGCATCTTCCGAACGTGGTGGAAGGCCATGCACGGTCCCCGCAAGCTTTCCCATATCCTGGCCTCGCATATCCGGCCGTCGATCCAGGCTGCTGCGCTCAAGCGTGCCCACCGGGATCGCGCGAAGCTTGGGCCAGTGATGACGTTCACCACATGGAGGATGCTATGCCGTGCGATGAATGCGGGTTGGGAATATATTCCGGCCCCGGCGGTGTAACGGAATTCCCGCCAGAGTTCCAGATCGCTGTCTATCTGATCCTCGTGATCACAATCTGTATTTGTTTGCTGGCGGCTGAGAGTTCGACTTGACATGGCATTTAGCTGATGCTATGTCATCGGGAGTTGACCACATGATGTGGACAGGTGCGCCCTTTAGCTTCGCCGTTCGACGGATGGCTGGAGAGCGAGAACACCGAACAGAAGACAGACAGAGCGGCCGGCGTCTGCCCAGGTATAGTCCTGGCGGCTCCCACCCTAGCTAACCAAAGGAGACTGCAATGGGAAGTATCACTGGAGGTAGCGTTACGTTCGGTCGCACTGTGCAGCCGGCGCAATATGAGAGCAAGAAGGCCGAGGTGACGATCACCTTTGCCTGTGCGGAGGACGACAAGCCGGAAGACGCGCACGCCATGCTCGACGGAGCCAGCGCAATGGCCAAGGCCAAGGCTCTGGAGATGCTCGGGCTCAAGGCTGTGGAAGCTCCTGCCCCGGCTGCCGGCAAGCGTGAGAGCGCTGCTGCACCGCTTGGTGAGGTTCCTGCCAAGCCTGAGAGGGCAAAGCCGGGTCCGAAGCCGAAGACCCCAGAGCCTGCCCCGAAGCCAGCAGTTTCAACGGATGCTGAAACGGTGGATTTGACTGAAACCCGCGATAAGGCTGCGGAGAGTGCCAACGAGGCCGCTGAAGCTTCTGCTGCGGATGCCGATGCCGATCTCCTCGGGCCGGCTCCCGCGCAGCCGATCACCGACAAGGACTTGATGGATGCTGTCACTAAGAAGATGGCTGAGATCAACGATCCGAAAGCCTTGAAGGAAGTGCGCGGTAAATTCGTGCAGGCACCGCTCGGCTTCAAGGATATTCCACAGGAGAAGCGCGCCGAGTGTATCGCTGCGATCAAGGCGCTCCAGAAAAAGTGATCCCTAGAGAAATCCGGGCCTTGTATAGAACCCCGTCAGTAGTCTAGGGTCACAAGCGGCCTACCGGGGAAGCGAAAGCACCCGGTAGGCACATCAGAACTGGAGGTTCAGATGGCTACAGAACAAAGACCAGCTCACTCTCCACTTGGAGCATCCGGTGCTGAGCGCTGGATGAATTGTGCTGGCAGTGTTGCACTCCTCAAGCATCTTCAGCTCCCGGAGACGGATGAGCCCGAGTATCGAACGCTCGGCACTTCCGCTCATGAATTGGCCAAGGTTTGCTTCGAGCAGAGCACCGATGCTTGGGAGAGAATTGGAGAACAGTTCGGCCACCATCAAGCGGACGAGGAGATGAGCAATGCGGTTCAGATGTTTCTTGATGAATGTCGTCAGATCGTGGCTGCACATCCTGGCGGAACGATGTTTGTTGAGTGCCCAATTGATGCGCCCGAATTCCACGAACAGTTCTATGGTACTCTTGATTGGGGTTATGTTCTTGGCGACAAGCTTTGGGTCCGCGACTACAAGCATGGCGAAGGGATCGCCGTGGACGCGGAGTGGAACCCTCAACTCATGTACTACTGTTTTGGTCTTCTCAGGCGGTTCCCGGCTGTCGTTGCCGTTGACATGGGAATTGTCCAGCCGCGGGCTTTTCATGGGGACGGACCTGTTAGGACGTGGCCAATGGATGCTGATGCCTTACGAGCATGGGCAAACGATACTCTTCGGCCGGCTATGGACCGTACCTCATTGGACGCCGATCTTGATGCTGGACGATGGTGCCGTTTTTGTCCGGCCAAGCTCGTGTGCCCCCTGATGACTTCGCTCTACGGAGCGGCAATGACTTCCGATCCGAAGCACATCGTCAATCTGTCTGACGAGGGGCTCGGCCGATCCTACCAGTATCTCGACGCGGTGAAGATGTACATCAAGGCAATGGAGGAAGAAGCCTTCAGACGTCTGAACGCTGGCCGCAAGCTCGACGGCGCCAAACTCGTTGCTAAGAAGTCCAACCGCGTCTTCAAGGACGGCGCTGAGCCTGTGTTCAAGGAGAAGTACGGCGACGATGCCTACTCGAAGCCTGAGCTGAAGTCGCCGGCCGAGATGTCGCGTATCGGTGAAGCCGCCAAGGAGCTGGTGAACGAGTGGGCCTATAAGCCAGACACCGGCCTGACGGTAGCCAGCCGCGATGATCGACGGCCAGAGATCGTGGTGCGTTCCATCACTGAGCATTTTGGTGCCGCAGCCGCGGCTCTTGACAAGCTCGCGGTGGCAGAGTAGATTGTAGGCTTAACCAAAGGAGACTACAGATGACCGAAGCAACTGAAGTGACTGGAATTGTCGATGTGTTGACCCCAGTAGTGATGGCTTTTCCGGCTGTCACTGAACCCCGGAAGATCAAAATCCGGGGCAAAGAGAGCGGCGAAGCCAAGTATGGCGCCAGCTTTGTTTTCCCCACCGATCACCCCGATCTCGCGAAGATCAAGGAACGCATCATGGGTCTCGCGAAAGCGAAGTGGCCTGGGCGTGACATCGCGGCCGATGTGAAGGCAGGGAACTTCAAGCTCCCGATCTCCCCTGGAAACAGTCTAATTGCGAAGCAGACTGCCAAGCTCGTGGCACAGGGCAAGACGTATGAGGGCAAGAGTGACTTCATGAAGGATAAGATCGTCCTGAAGGCGTCCTCGAAGTATCCTC